AAATTATTTTGGTCAACTATGTAAAACACTGTGGGATCATTTTCGTACTGAGAATATGCTCCTATTTCTGTCTCGGTATTTTTAACAATTATACTTGACCCTTGATCATAATAATTGTATTTTGAAAACCCTTGATCAGTTAAAACTTTTTTCAAGAAAATATATTTTGTTAGTGGATTAGTAAGTGGTGCAACTATATTATCAAAAATATCAGGATCGTCAACACTACCATCATCGTTTAGATCAAAGAAACTTACTTCTACTTTTTTACTGTTAATGTAACCATCTGCATTTCTATATTCTTTAACAATTTCCCAATCTATGTCATTATTAAAATTTGTTAAAGCGTCTGGTTGGGTATTGAAGTTCATTATCCCTATTTTGTCTTTTACTAATTGGCCTGTTGAAGAATCATATATTTTATTTTGACTATCATAATAAAAAGATAATTCTTTATCACTTTCGAATACATATCTCAAACCTCTATTAGTTACAGTATATTTTTCTCCGTTAGTTTGAAATAATATAATCCAACTTGCATCTAATTTGTTATTCGTTACATCACCTGTTTTACCATTACTAAAAGCATCATTTACATTTAGGTTTTCATTTATAATCACACGCCAAATTCTGTTTACTTGATCGTATCTTAAACCAAAAGTTTTGTAAGCAAAGACCTGATCAATAATTTGCGATCTTACATCTGCTGTAATGTCTTTTACTAATCTTGGTTTTACTTCTTCCAGAATGCTATTAGCAGGTAAAATTTCATTGAACACAATAGGTCCTGCTCCTGTTGTGCTGTTGACAGAGGTTCCTGAGCCGTCTACACTAATAACTTTTACCCACTTATAAGAACTAGCACCTTTGGCTGTTGCATCAGATGTCAATTCTCCATTGCCTAAAAACAAAAATCCTGCTGGTGGTTTAAATTTTAGTAAAGCTCCTGCTTCTACATATTTCAATGAGCCTCCTGTAAATGCACCTACCTGAAATGGCGCTCCACTTGTGTTATTAAATAAACCGCTTGATGTATTTGTTCCTTTTGTGGATTGTACCCAAGTAGCGTTCAAATCACTTACGATAATTTTAGAATAATTTCCAAAATAAAAATTGCTTATCGCCCTGCTTGGTATGATAGGCAAAATCATATTTTCAATTTGTCCTTCGATATCAGTTTGGCTTGAAAATGTAAATGTTTGTTTGTTTTCATATGACTCTCTGTACAATATTCCATCGGACCCATATAAATTTGTACTAGAATATTTTCCTGTCACGTCTTTTAAATCAAAATATCTGCTGATGCCAGATGATATTCTATTTGTTGCTTTGGTTTTTATAATTTCTTGGTTTGTTGTCAATGGAGTTATATTATAATCTTCTCCAGTAATCATTCTATTTTGTGTATAATATGTTTGGGGAGCATAACTTCGTATACTTGCACTTGATTCAGATGTACTTGCATTTGTAACAGTATCCTTGAGCTCCATAGTTACTGTCATTGTTTCAACTTTTCCTGCTTTACTAACATAATCAAAACTAAAATTAATATCTGTAAGTTCACTAGGAGCAATTCTCATAGCTCTGTTGGCACTTGTTCTATAAAATACTCTAAAAGGACCATTAGGAACATTACCAAATGTTCCATCTGCAAATAATAAACTTATTTCATCGTTAGTTCTAGTTTGTACTGCATAATAATCTCTTACACCTTTTGATAAACTATTAAATATTGCGTTGTTACCTTCTACCGCAGGTACTTTCGTCCAAATGCTTTTTGTTAAACCAGTATTGTCTAAAGCAAATAACCAAACATCCGAATCATTAATATTTTCTGCTTCTATGTTTATTCTTTGATTGGCAGATGGACTTGAAACACTAAATTCTCCTGTTTGCATTGTTCCTTGTCTGAAATGCAAAAAGTATCCTGTGTTAGAACTACCATTACCTCTACCATCTTCCCTATATAAAAATTGCAACTGATTACCAGGAAGGGGTGCTTCTTCTTCAAGCACACTGTTGTCTAAGTCTATATCTGTAGAAACAATTTCAAATGGTGTTGATATTCCGTTTACACCTTTTGTAAAAGTAAAAATAGGCACATCTGTGCTAGAAGAATTAAATCTATAAGTTTGTGTTTTTACACTATTAATTGTTGTATTTTTACTAGGTTTACCTATTGTATTGTTTTGAGGTAATGCTGAGTTTAGTACACGCTTAAATTGTTCTGCCCAGTTGGTGTTACTTGGATCGTTCCAAATAATAACTTGATCAGCTAAATTATTTCCATTGCTATCAACTATAGATTCAGTAGTTTTTAAACTATCAAATTTTAGTAATCCGTTTGCCGCTTGATTTCTTCTAGGATTGTATGATAGTAATCTCGCTAGTCTTAGTACAGATTCTCTTCTTTCGGCAAGTTCTAGATAATTTTCTCTTGCATTAAGGTCAACCCTATAAGCAATATTTTGTCCTAAGAATGCAATTAAATCAATGAGTGCTAGATATTCTGATGTTTCAATGTAATCATTAAAATCTTCTGGATAGTTGTTACGTAAATAGGAAATCATAGCCCTACGCAAACTGTCAAAATCGTAACTTTGAAACTCTGCATTTCTAAAGCTCTGGTAAACCTTTTTCCAGTCTTCAGCTAATAATAATCTATTTTGTCTATCAGTGGATGACATCCGAAATCCTTTAATTTATACTACGAGTATTTATGATCTTTTATTAACCTAGTAGTTAATTCTATCATGTCAAACCGTTACGCTTATCAAATTGTAATTTTAGCTTTTCACTTATATTATATGTAAGATATTGCAGTGTACACTCTATTTGTATGCCTTGTTCAAACTCAGTCACTGCTACCTGTGACACCGCAGTTCTAGGGTCATTATTAACAATATTTGTAACATTCTTAACTATTGCATCTTTAAGTTGATCTGTTAAAGGTTCAAAAAGTGCGTCCCAAATGATACAGCCAAAAGTAGGATCAGACAGTTTCTCGCCTTGCCTTATATTGAAATGGTTAATCAAATCCTGTTTTATTAATCCTAAATCATACAACAAAAAAGTGTCACTTTCAGGATTAACTGTACTAAATCCTCTGTATGCTTTTTGCTTTACAGGAGGCTTTGGTGACTTAGGTTGTGAAAGTGTAATTTCTTTGTATAATTCTTTTGCCATATCAATATTTATCCTGCCGGTCCGTTGGTAAAAACTGTGGCGGCTCCTGTTGTCATTGCTCCACTATCTGCTGAATCTGTTACTCTTGCTACAGGTAATCCAACTGCAAACACTGTGGTATCTCCTACATTTACTTGTGCTACGTGTGAACTACAGGGAATAGGATCAATGTCATGACTTACAGTAGGGTCTGTTTTTCTTGCTACTAATAATCCTTCTGCAAATACTGTTGATTGAGTCGGTGTATCAAGAGTGGTTGTATCATCGCATCCATGCCCTGTGTCTAATTGATCAGTGTGTCTACAAACTTTAAGCATTATTGTGCATTTCCTTGAGCACCTGTTGGGGGATCTGATTGTGCTCCTGCTGTTTCAACCACAGTTGTTGTTCCTGTACCCATAGGCTCAACGGTAGTAAGACTTGCTAATGGTGTAAGTTCACCATTTATCATTTGTTGATAAAATCCTCTTCCAAGTTTTATTCTTTTGTTTGTCTCTGCTCCGCCTTGATTAGCATAACCAACTGCTTTTCTAAATTCGTTTCCTAATGTAGCAAAGTCTGGACTTGTCCAGGAAATACTTTTGGAGTCTATATATGCACAAGCAACCTTCGTTGCTACAACAGGATCGTTTGCCATATCTGGATTGTTTATAATATCAACTCCTGCTTTGCCTCCATATCTTTTGTAATTGTCTTTACCAGTAATCTGTATAAGGCCACGCCCTCTATATTTCCAACCTTCGTCTGGACCGTTGCCCATTCTGTTTCCATACACTGAATTTGCTATTGCAGGAGGTCCTGCTTGTTCAAGTTCTTGAGAATATCTTACTCCGGCCGCTCCTTTGAATCTACTCGGCCATACTGCTCTCATTCTCGAAGCACTATAATTCATATTTTCACTTCTTGGTTCAAACTTACATTCCGCTTGTACCTGTGCCATTGCCATTCCTAATGCTTGTGCGTTACCTGGTGCAACAGGATCAGAAGCACTGTTTAATGCTGTTGCAGGATCTAGTCCTATTTTTTTAATTAATTCACTTAGGAAAAATCTTTGTTGATCTGTTTGTGGTACAGGATGTGCTGGTTGGTTACCAAACGTGTTGTCTGTATCTTTTCCTGGAATTACAGTATAAGGTTGTTCGACTGTGTTGCCCTGAGCATCTACATACGTAGGAGATCCTGCTCTAGCAATACCAGACGATTCGTTATACTGTCCTTGGTCGCTTTCCTGATCTATAAGAGTGGTTTGTTTTCTAAGTGCGGGAGGTGGTGCTACAATACTTGCAGTCTTGCCAGATGTATGTGCAGTTGGATTTAAATTCTCATGTCCACCCCATGGTTCTCTTTCAGGCACACGTCTAGGTGTGTCAGCCGCTACAGCACGATCGGCTCTTGCCGCATCTGCCGTTACTTTTAAATCAGCAATCGGATTTCCGTCTTTATCTAAAACTTGATCTGCATCATCTACTGTCTGGTTGGTGACCGGTTTTGTAAATGTATCTCCGATTGAATCTGCGGAGTCAGCCGGTGTAGCAGGTACTGTACTGTTCATATGTATATTTGAAGCAGTCTCAGAATGCACTCCTACACTTAAAATAGAAGTCAATGTTCCTGCATCTAATTTGTTTGCAGATGCACTTTTTATTTGCGTATTCGCACCACTTGTAAATTTATTATCTCCAACTGTATTCAAATTAAAAGCACCATTTACTGTTTGTCTATAATCGCCCACTACCTTACTGTGCATGTTGGCATTGATTGCCAAATGCCCATCTTGGTTTACTTGTAAATTATAATCTCCAGATATGGTATTTCTTTGTGTTCCTGCAACTTGTTTATCCTCATCATTTCCTACTGCAATAGTTCTATCATTTGCTACCCAAACATCCTGATCTGATCCAACAAATGTTTTATAGTCTTTTCCTACACGTACATCTTTATCTTCATAAACATTTAATTTATAATTTCTACCTGCTGTGGTGTTTATATCTCGTCCTGCTTTTATATTAATGTCTCTATCAGCGACTATATTCATGTCAGTATTAGTTCTTATGTTAATACTATCATCAGCATAGATATCAATTTTACCATTTGATGTTAATTCAATCCAAGCACTTCCTCTAGAATTTGCAATGTAAATTAAATCTTCAGAGTTGTGTAATAATATCTGATGGCCTGTTCTGGTTCTCAACCTTACAGAATCTCCATAAGGTAAAGTTTTGTTTACTTTATCATCATTGTCTGGCACTAGCCCTATATCATAATAAGTTGATGGTGTCGAACCTGGAGGACCTCCTCTATATATTTCTGCATCACCATCGTCCATTACAAAACTAGATCCGCCTAGTCTACTTCTAAATTGGTTTATTGTTTGACCTTTAGGTCCATAAGGTCCTCTAGGAGCACCATCTCTTTTATCTAACGGTCCAGGAGTGTTCCATCCAAATACTGTACTTGGTATATCTCTCCTAGCACTAGCAGTAGATTGTCCTCTATGTATGTCATCTATTAATCCTTGTGTTGATAGAGCTTGTGCAAATAAAGGATTATGATGTGCTATGGACATTCCTGGGTCTTGTAAGTTATTAGTTAATTTTTTATTGTATTCTCCTACAGGTAAAGGTTTGCCCTTCCAATCACTTATCAATGCAGGGTCTTCTTGATTTATATATTCAGGCTTTTCAGTAACTTGTCCTTGTGGGACCATTCGATTCATGTATTCATCTTGAATACATCCTATCCAATATCCTTGGTTGGATTGTCCTTCTGCAAATATTACTAAGACTTTTGTTCCTGGATCAGGCGGTACAGCCCAAAAACCATAACTTTGTTGAGTGTACTGGTATCCGGGTTGCTTACCGTTGCTGTTGACATCGTTGACTCCATAAAAAGGCATGCAGTATCTAACTGTGAACAACTGTCCTGGTTCAAAAAAACCGTCTTGACCTGATCCTGTTGTTGTCAGTAATTCAACACGCAAATCTCCACTGCGTCTTGGATCTAGATGACTTACTACCCTTGCAACATACGGGCCAACTCCTAGCTTTGAAGTATTTGGTTGATCACCCGATGTTCTCTTTTGCATATTCATAGGCATGATTATTGTATTCCTAGTGTCTCAGCTAATCTTTTGGCTTGTACACGTTTTTCTTCTTTTACTTTTGTTCTTGCTTTATCTACTTTGCCTTGAGCTACAATTCTAGCTTTTTCTAGTTCTGATTCTTGTACTCCTAATGCTATTGCTTTTTGTTCTTCCATAGGTGTCAGTTTTCCATCACCATTAATGTCTGCTTTTGCAAAAGCAATATCAAATATATCTCCGTTTGCTTCTGCTTCTTCAATCCTACGTTGACGTGCTTTTTTATCAACAAAAAGTATGTCCGCAACCTGTATTGGTTTTCCTTGATTACGTCTTCTAACACCAAGTAGCTCTTGCCTAAATTCATTACCTGAAAATACACTGTTTACCTGTGTCACTTGATATAAACCGCTGAAGTCTTTTACTCCAATGGTTTGTCCGTCAAATTTTACTCCTTCTGGACTAATATCCAACGGAGTTCTAAAATTAACCACTACATCAACTTGTCCGCTTTGGTGATCCATTTGTCCGTCTGCTTTCAAGTTCAAATACTGAGTGCCTTCTGACACATAGTTTCCTTGTCCACTATCTGTAAGAAAGTACAAATCTCCCATTATTGTAATTTGTAATTCTATTAAATCTGTATCACTATTCATCAATGCCTCATTGAAAGCTCTTGCAACTCTCAAATCAGGTGTTTCTGTTGCTCCGCCTCCTGTCTCCAAAGATCCGGTTGCGTTTATAACTTTTTCTGTCCTGCGTCCCTCTGGTACCACACTATTAGTGTTTCCTTGTAATTCCTTTTCAACCGGAACTACTAAATTACCTCCTTCTGCAAGACTGTTATTACCTCCTCTATTGTTCATGTCATTTGAATATGCTTGAAAAAATGCATTGTTAAATCTCAACTGAAAATCTAATACGTCCTTGTTTGTTCCTGTGTACAGATAATTGTAATGTTTACATGCTTGGGCTTTTATAGTATCCCAACCCACTGGTGGATCGTTTGGCATCATAAACACACTTCTATGCACTAGATAAGGAACTACTTTATAAACATAAATCCTTGCTTTCCTTCCTAACAACTCTTCAGTATCCTTGCCATCTAAAGCAAACACAGCCGTTTCAATTCTAAACCACTCTATCCATCCTGACCTATCTTTGATCACACCTTCATTATTAATTTTTGCACCATACTCACTTAGGATAACCAGCTCTTCTATTATTTTTTCTATCTTAGTTCCTTTTGTAAATTGTATAGTTTTCTCAGTTGTGTTTATAGAGGTGCGTCCTCTCTTCATAATACCAGTTTTTTGATCATATGCAAAATTTGGAATGCCAAACGGAACTTTGTTATTTCCAGACAAAGGATCTTCAATTTGAATTTTTGATCTTCCTATGCTGTTTACTTCGCCTTGTATACCTGTGAATTTTTGTTTTATACCTTCACTAAGATTAGAACGTTTCACACTCCATCCAGATTGAGCTTTTGCATAGTCAGTCATTTGTTGCTCAACCGAAGGAGAAAAATCTTCACCTTGGATTCTAAAACCCGTAGATGGATATTGTTCAAATTTTCCATTTGTTCCAAATGCTTGTTCTAACGTAAATTCTTTGAACGCAAAATCGCCCTCGATTGCTTTGTTAGAAAATGTTGAACTAAATTGTTGAAACCGTTTGCTAGTTGAATCTTTAGGAAATAAAACTATATATTCATCTGTGTCAGCTTGGATAGTAGCTTCGCCTTGTTTCTTTTCAACCCTGTTGTTGAGTTGATTGGTGTTTATGTTTGTTGCTAAACTATTCAGTCCTGATTGCAACATTTCTTCTACAGTTTTTCCTGAAACTGTAATATCTGCTTTAATACATTGGTACACATCAGATAACGCTGACTCATTACAAGGTATAGCACTTAAATCATACACAGAACCTTGTGTGCTTGTATCAAATTGCACATCATATATGTTAATTGGAAAATGCCTTGTTTCACCTCTAATTACTTTTCCGTTGTCATCATATCCAATAGTTTCTATCATTAGCAAATATACTGCTTGTAGATAGTTGTCATATCCTGCATTGAACGAAGCTAGTTTCAGTGTTTGTAAAAAATTACCCATGCTGTAAGGTTCATGAATCTTCATGCTAAAATTTGTGCTGTTAGTTGTTCTTACCCTGCGAGTAGGAGACACAACTTCTTCTATATTCAAGTCATCTATGAAATATGCAGTATCTATTCCGTACAAGCCTTCTGCATAAATTCTGGGTTTTCTATTCCCTATATCATCTGTGGAAAATCCTCCACTACGTAAAATTAATTGTCCGTCTTTGATGCCGTGGATTTTATATGACGTATCAGGAAAATTCATCTCTTGAGAACTAATTGCTCCTAACGACATTATAAAATTTACACTTGCAAATTTTTCTAAACTATTTTCTAGGGGAAATCTTGAAGAGGCAAAATTTGGATTCTTACCAGCCATTCGTAATATACTATCCATGTACACATCATTTGAAGGTTGGTCACCTTTTGTTGCTCCTAGACTTTTATCTTTAACATCTGTAGATACCGTTATATTTTTTGTAACTCCTAGTTTCTCACCCAAATTAAGGGAACTATAAGCCAGGTTATCAAGGCCGTTTTTACCTCCCAACAGTTGTCCAGTGGCTGAATTTTCAAATTCTTTAATTTTTCTATCAATGACTACGTTTTCAAACTTTTTCTTGACAGTTCTCATTATTTCTGCCATTTGTTACTCTCCTAACAATTCAAAAACTTTTTCTTTTTGTGGCAAGTATATCTGTTTTCCTGCTGTCAAATCGTAGATAGGATCTTCCATTATGTCCATGTTTCTTTGTGCAAAAATCCACCAAAGTTTGTGATCTCTATACATGTCGTATGCAAGTAAATCTGGCCTATGATGATATTGTGGCTCAACAGTATATAATGGATCATCCATGTAACCTGGTACAGCTCTGATTTGTAAAATATCTTTAGTACCGTCTGGCAAAAATCCTGTATTTTTGTATGGGTTGGACATTATAGATAACCTCCTGTAATGCCATCACCACTTACAAATGATTTGTAATTGAATTTCTCAACCTTGTCTCTGCTGTATATAGGTTGACATGTCACAGTAAATTGTGATTCAGCAGGTGCCCAAGTAATTTTTCCATCTTCGGCTTGTTGCTGAATAGTAGCATCATTTTGACCTATAGGTCCTGGTCTTGGTTCATTAAAGTTTGATCCAGTTTGAGCTATGCCTGTTGCTATGTAATCAACTTCTGTTGGCATGTCAACTGTAAAGTTTGTAATTATTACAGGTGTATCTTTAAAGACGTAATCTCCATAACCATTTAGTTTTACAATAGGAGGCGGAGTACCTGCGTTAGGTCCTGTGCCATAATCCATTTTTGTAACTGATCTTAAATAATGAAGGCAAGCTATCCAGTATTGTGCTTCAATTGAATTTTGATTGTAAAACTGTCCGGTAATCACCAATTGATCCACACTTGAGTTCTGATATGCAAAGAACGGATAATTATTATGTATAGGCTGGACCTGATTATAATTTGCAGTATGACTGAGTATGATAGTTGGTGTATAAGGACACACCATTCTATCACCGGTGTGCGATAGGGGTTTTAATAATTTGGAATTTTTAAAAGATGCATTAGACGGCATGCTTAAACTAACACGCCAATCTTTTCCTTCTAAATCGCCATATCCCCAAAAGGCTGTTCCAGCATCATCAGTACCAAATTCAGTAGCTTTTCCGGGTAAATTTTTACTACGGAAATTTGATGCTAAATTTTCTGCAAACTCTCCTACTCCAGAGTATATGTCTTGTGCAAGATCTGTTGCACCCGATTTAATATCGCTTATGAAAGATGGAGCATTAGATGAACTTGAATTCTGTCCGTTTGCTTTGGTTCCTGTTTTTGGAACTCCTCCTGAGAAAATTTCTGGCATTTGGCTAACTCCTTTGGTTACATTATACTATTATTTAGTTGACAAAATTAACAGAGTATATTATAATGTGGTATGCATCTTGGAGAAAACATGAAAAGAATTAATTATTTAAACAATAAAGACATACTGGCTGAAATTGCCAAGTCAAAAAACACTTTCTGTAGTTATACAGACGGTGAATATGCTGTATATGATATAATATTACCAAGTTTAGACAAAGTTAACATTAGAACGATAGCAGAAGCTAAAAGAAACCAAGCAAAAAGATTACAACATAAGGCATTTGACGAAGCAAAGGCACAGGGTAAAAGAGTAAAATTAGCTGAGTTTGAAGTAGATTATAGAAAAGTACAGAAAACAGATTTGGTTTTTAGGATAATGACATACGATCATGTTCCTGATGAACCAGGAAGAAAGAAAAATCCTAAAACAGTTGCAGATACAAAAACAAAATTAAACTTTCCTCCATTCCAACATTACAAATTTAATGAAAATGACGAATTAGTTTGTGTTGGTAAAAGTCATTGGGAAGGTGGAATGGCCAACGGATATTTTAATAAAGATCATGGTAAAGCAACAAACAAATTGGCAATGATGTGGATGAAACTTTGTGATAGATATGCTACTAGAGGAAACGTAAGAGGTTACACCTATAACGATGAAATGAGAGGACAAGCAATTTTACAACTTTCACAAATTGGATTGCAATTTGATGAATCAAAATCAAATAATCCTTTTGCATACTATACTGCGGCTGTAACAAATTCATTTGTAAGAGTAATTAATATCGAAAAACGCAACCAAAATATAAGAGACGACATCTTAGAAATGAATAATATGAATCCTAGTTACACTAGACAAGCACAAGGTGAATGGGAACGGAATAGAGATAGGCATAATGCTGAGTCTACTTCTTCAACCAAAAAATAAAAAAAAACACTTGACAAAACATTATTTTTTGTTATAATGCACATGGAAGGATTGTAATTTGTTTAAAAAAGCGGCTGTTTTTACCGATATCCATCTTGGATTGAAGTCTAATAGTAAAATTCACTTGCAAGACTGTGAAGAGTTCGTTGATTGGTTTATAAAGAACGCTAAAGAAAATAATTGTGAAACAGGTATTTTCTGCGGTGATTGGCATCATAATAGAAACACAATTAATGTACAAACACTAGATGCGACTACACGTTGTTTAGAAAAACTAGGTGCGGCATTTGAAAAGTTTTATTTCTTTGCTGGTAACCATGATTTATACTACAAAGACAAACGTGATGTTTACAGTGTAGAATTTGGTAAACATATTCCTGGTATTACTTACATAGATGAAATATACGAAAAAGATGATGTTGCATTGATTCCTTGGCTAGTTGGAT